ACACAGTCTAGAGGTGCTACTTCATCTTTTGTTGCCCATTCATGACAAAAGTCAATCATGCTTCCAGTGACATGATTGACTCCAAAGATTCTTGAGAAAGAAGATGCTGCGAAATGAAACCGTTGTCTAGTGTGCGGTTCCATTGCCCTTATAGTCGTCGGATTCATAGTAGTTACCTTTCTTTGAACCGAAGTAGATTGTAGCAATCACAAAGGGGATTGCCACGATCGCAAGTGCTTTTCCTAACAGATGTTCCATTATTGGTCTATCCCAAGTTCCCTCAAGTAATCGATCCACCACTGAGGATCCTTCTGCATTTTCCACTGTGGGACCTCTAAACCTTTTTCGGAATAGTATTCGAACAGAGCTTCATCGATAATCTGTTTTACTTCCATACTCCTCATCCTCTTCGTCAACGTCTTCATATGCGTTTGCCACATAGGGTCCGTGTGGTCGTTTGGATTCTTCTCTGACATAGGTTCTTTCAGATTCTATTCCCCAAAACCATACCGATAGTTTCATTACTATGTAGATAATGGCAAGTGGAGCAAAGCAAAGAAGTAACTTAAACGTCATCTTCGTCCTCCCAGTATCCGTCGAATGGTTCCTTTAGTAGTTCTCTGTGTTTCAAAAAACGCATTGCCTGACGTAAAAGTTCCTCATCTCTATCGGTAAAGATAATCTCTTCGTCGTTCATTTGTCCTTTAACAGTTCTTCGATCCTACGTCTTGTTTCTTCTGATTTTTGTTTGTCACGTTCACAATGCCGATAACCACGATGACCTTTCATAATCATTGTGCCTTGATAGAACATGGTGCCAGCAAAGACCAGCAATAAAACGATACCAATCAGTTCAGGGTAATGTTTAGCCATGGTAGGACAGGGGGAATGACACCGATAAGTCTTAGAAGTCCCTCAGCAAATAAAGCAAGAACCACCCAACCAACGCACATGCTAATGATAGAAGCATTACGGTTGTGTCGTCGTATTGCTGCATCGATCATCTCCTGAACTTCTTCTTTAGTTACTGGTTCCATCATCAACACCTTTTTTGTCTAGATCCTCTAATCTTTTTTCCCAGGTATCACCACCATCAGATCCTTTTTTAGGATTGATGCATTGAAAGTTGCCAAACTTATTACAAACTAAACCTGCAAGATCAAGTTCGTTTCCAAGTTTTCCTGTACCAGACCAGTAGTGTTGACCATTGATCCAAACTGCACCACACTTAGGACACTCTGCCCTAGTAATGGTTAGGTCTGACATTTCTTTGTCAGAAGACATCCTCTTTACTCCATTTTCTGGGGGGTATACCTAGTTCTCTTTCCAACTTTCGTTTCATCAGGAACATCTGACATTTGACCCACTGATACTTTAACAAAAGTTCAACATAGGTAATAACTCTAGTTGTAGCTTCCCACCCATAAAATGCAATAAACCCAGCAATGATCAGTAAAGTGACATAATAAGAAGTGAATGGATGCATTAGGACAAAGAACTATAGAATAGTGTATCTATATGTTACATGTTTTCTTAACGATTACATGTTACATCCGATACTCATCTATTATATCGAGCACTCTGTTCAAATAATCATGCGCCAGATTCTTTTCATGATCTGGTTTACATTCCTTAAACAGCATGTCCTTTAGTTTAAGGACACGATGCTTCATATCATCCTTAGTCATACTATTTCTCGGCATAAAAAATCACCCCCACTTAATTTAGCAGGGGTGATGAAAATAGTATATTTAAAGTTTAAGATTGAAGATATTCCAGAACTGCTTCAGGAGTAGATGCTCCATAAGGATCCGTGGCACAATCGTTTTCCTTTCCAGGTTCAACAAACCACTGTTCAAATTCATTGTTATTAATGACAACGGCATAACGCCAAGAACGACGACCGAAACCAAGATTCAGTTTTTCTACTGCCATACCAGCTGCTTCAGTCCACTCACAGTTACCATCGGCAAGGAGTTGAACATTTAGAATACCCAGTTCTTTTGCCCAGGCATTCATAACAAAGCCGTCATTAACAGAAACGCAGTAAACATCGTCGATGCCAGCAGCAGTAAATTCATTGTACTTAGTGTCGAAACCAGGAAGTTGTTGCTCAGAACAAGTCGGAGTAAAAGCACCTGGCAGACCAAATACAACTACTCGTTTACCTTCAAAAAGTTTATGGGCAGAAACGGTTTGGAACTCACCGTCAACACGGTTTACGAATTTAGAATCAGGAATAGAAGTCATCACCAAATGCCAGGAATAAGTTGTCCAGTAGTCAGATAAGCACCAACACCAGCAACGAAACCGATCATTGCCAGACGTGCATTGAGGATCTCAGCCTCAGGAGTAAAAAGTTTTTTCATTTTAGTACTTCCTAATAAGGTACGGTGTGTCAAAAACTTCTTTCAGGGAAAGAGTTTTCAGTTTCTCTTTATGTTCAGGGGAAAGAGAACCCCAACGAAGACGGGCAAGAATATACTTAAGCATTATATGGATGTTTTTGTTTCAGTTCAGGGTTAGGTTCAGAAGGAACAACGGGGTTCCTAGTTACATTTTCAATGACGATGAAAGCATCGTTTTGATAACTGACGGTGCCGAAAGGTTTTGCCCATTTGGGATTAGCACCTTCAGTCTGGTGGATGCCACTGTTGGCAACTCCACCAATCTTCACACGAATTTCATCATTCGCATCCCATCCAAGATTTTGAAGGGCAACACCTAGTTGCCCAAGCATATCTGCGCTCACAGGTTCTCCTCTTGCTCCGTGAGAATCACACAGTCACTAGTGGGATATGCCACACAAGTGAGAACAAAACCATCTTCCATTTGCTCATCATCAAGGAAGGATTGTTCATCATTGTCTACGGTGCCAGAGATGAGTTTTCCTGCACAAGCCGAGCAAGCACCTGCTTTACACGACGAAGGGAGGTCAACACCTTGCTCTTCTGCTGCTTCAAGAATGTATTGATCGTCAGCACACTCGATAGTGGTTTCAGTACCATCGGGAGATTGAAGAGTGACATTATAAGTTGCCATGACTTTAATAAGTTTCAGAGAGTTGTTGTACAGAGTAAGCAAGCAACACAAAGAATGCGATGCTAGTGGTGGTGAAGATGATTTCGGTCATCAGAAAACACCGAAGAACAGTTTACCAGTAATCACGTAAGAAAGCAAGCCACTTACGATACCCATCATTGCCCAACGACCGTTGTACATTTCGGTTGTCTGCATGGGGGTCAGAAGTCCTTTGCGGTTGTACTCTTGGTACACCATCTCGGGCTCCTTTGCCCACATGTTCATTTGACCTTGTTCGTTCGTTGTCACAGTCATGACTTTTGTAAAGAAGTGTTACAGTATTATATAGAAAAAATAAAGGGGTGTCAAGCACCCCCATGTGTTTATTCACTAATAATCAATCCTGTCTAGTATCTGCTGACACTTTTCAGTATTCTTTTTACAAAAGGCAGTGATGTAAGAATCTACATCTGTCTCCATTTGATAGTGTGCATGGGTATGAATCAACTGTATTAAAGAGAGACTTCCAAATAACAATACAAGTAGATGACAGACAGGACTGCTTACGCAGCAAGTTAGATTCTTACGAAAGTTCATGATCAGAAACGATACTTGGTGCCAATCTCAACTTTCCAGTCAGTCTTGGTGCTGAGACTGATGAACTCTGCCTTTGCTTTAGCAGACAGTTTCTCAGACAGTTTAAGACCAGTGCCAACTTCAGCAGCAACAAATCCTTTGCTGGAACCAGCATCAGGAGTTTTTGCACCACCACCTAGTTCAACATATGGTTTTGCACTACCAACTTTCCAGTCATAACCCAAACGTGCTTGGTTGACTGTTTCTTTGTAGTTCTCATCAGAGAACTTGAATTCCGATTTAGTGGAAACGTAAGGACCAGCAAGGGCAGGTGCTGCCATGAAAGGCAGAGCAGCAAGAGCGATTGCGAATTTCATTTGTTTGAAAGTAAAGAACAATGTCTTCTCAAAAAAAGACCCCTACATTTTAGCAGGGGTCTTTGATTTCTGAGTTAAGAGTTAGTTAACAATCAGAAGGAGTACTTGATGCCCAGTTTACCACCGACGTTCAGATCGGAAGTGGAGAAGCTGGTGTCAGCAGTCAGAGCAGACAGTTCACCATAGACACCGACGGAGCTGGACAG